AGTATATAAAATATTTCCTGAAAAAGATGCAACAATGTATTCATTGTTTCCTAATATGAACACAGGAATGGATCCAATAATTGAAGCTACAGAAACATCTTTTGCTTATGCAGATCCAAATCCTCAAACAAGTAGATTTTTAATTAAATTTAATAATGGGGATATTACCCAATCACTTAATTTAATGCCTCAAAATGTATATAACAGTGGATCTTGGAAAGCAGATTTACAATGTTATATTGCTACTTCTACAGGAATGAATGCAACTACCACACTTGAATGTTATCCAGTTTCAGGTGCTTGGGATATGGGTACAGGAAGATATTTAGATGAACCCTCAGTAACTAACGGTGTAAGTTGGATTTGGAGAACCTATTCCGGATCAATTCAATGGCCTACAGTTATTGCTAGTTTAGGATCAAACGTAACAGCTTCCTATAATGTTTCATATTCATTTGCTGGAGGAGGTACTTGGTATACAGGTTCTCCAAACCTACCATTATTTAATTCAAATACTAATCCTATTACTCAATCAACTAATTTTACTTTTTATAGTACTAAAGATTTAAATTTAAATGTTACAAATACTTTAAAAGCTTGGCTTACAGGTGCTTTTGCAAATGAAGGATTTATTATAAAACAAAAAGATGAATTTATTTATAATAGAGATATTCAGCCAGAATTAAAGTATTTTTCAAGAGATACTCATACAATTTATCCACCAGCATTACAAATTAGTTGGTTTGATTTTTCATGGAATACAGGATCTTCATCACAAACAGTTCTAAATACAACTCCTGCTACTTTAACATTAGCTCAAAATCCAGGAACATTTTATCCTGAAAGTATTAATAGATTTAGAATTAATGCTAGACCTGAATACCCAGTTCAGATATGGGAAACATCATCTGTCTATTTAAATAATTATTACTTACCTTCAGGTTCATCTTTATACGCTATTAAAGATTTAGATACAAATGAATATATAATAGATTTTGACTCACAATATACTCAAATTAGTGCTGATGCTACATCAAGTTATTTTGATATTTATATGAATGGTTTAGAACCTGAAAGATATTATGCAATTTTAATTCAAACAAATCTTAATGGTTCAAAAATAGTATTTGATAATCAATATTACTTTAAAGTTATAAACGGATAATGTCGGGCGAAACAATAATTTTAACAAAACAAGCATACAGTAAAACTCAATATGAGAGGGTTATTGATACTTCTTTTAATCAACTAGTCCAACCAGCTGCAACAAGTTCTGTAGTAGCACCAACAATATCAGTATCAGAATTTTTTACAAATTATCAAACTTTATTTTTTGAAATACCTAAGTTTGGAGATATAAATTCTCATCAGTATCTTATTAAAACCAGTCAAGAATATGCTGGGAATTTTAATAATGATGATACTATTCAAGCATTAATTGAAGAAATTACTCAATTAAGACAAGAAAATTTAGATTTACAACAACAACTTATAAGTGTACCAACAATAACAACAGGAAGTATATAATGGCCGAAATAATTAACATAACTCCATTAAACCCAACTACATTTGAGTTTCAAGAATATTCAGTGAATGATACTTCTCTTATTACTTCTGTAGAGGTTGAAAATTCATTTGACCCTATTACAGATCATATTGAGTATTTTGTTTATGATTTAAATGGAACTATATTAACAAATAATGTTTTTGGTTATAATGGTTATAGATTATTAGATAATGTTTTAACAATCTATCCTGAAATTGATTTAACAACTCAAGGATTTACTGAAGGTCAATATAATACTTTATATAATTTTGTAAGTAATAAATTAGCATCAGACCCTAATAACAATTATTTTATATCCCAAATCAGCCCAGATAGAACTGAGGTTAGATTAGATACAACTTCAATTCCTGATTTTTTGGTAATATCTTCTTCAATTGAATTAACAAATGATATTGCAAATTCAACAGGAAGTTATTATGATTTTTATTTAAATTTTGGTGATAATGCATTAATAATTGCTAATAATGTTTTATTAGATACTTCTAGTATTACTAATCCAACAGTTTTAATTAAATTATATGAAGCTTTACCTCAACAATTTGACATAAATTCTCAATGTTGGGTAGTAACTCAAGTAGCAACCCCAGTTGCTTACAATGTTAATATTACTCAAACCTTTGATGTAACTAATGATTATATCTATTTAAAAGGTCCAAATACTAGTCTTAATATTAAAAACCAAATTAATAATTCTACAGACTATAGTAATTCAAACCAACTTGCTATTACAGATTCAACACAAGGTTCAGGAAGTTTAAGATATCAGTTAAATAGTTTATTAGCTAAAACAGGAATTGAAATTAATGTAGATTATTCTAATTATGATAATTTTATTCATTTTTCATCTGCTCAAACCAGATTAGAAAATTTTTATTATAAATTATCTTTAATTGAACAATATAATTATAGTGCAAGTTATTCAAGTACTACTCCTGCAAATTATTATGTTTCATCAAGTAATGTTATTTGGCAATCTAAAATAAACGAAATTATTACTGGGTTTGATAATTATGAGTATTTTTTATACTTTACTTCAGGTTCAGCTAGTTGGCCTAAAACGGGTCCAACACCTCCCTATACTAATTATACAACAACTTCAACATCAGGATCAAATTGGTTTATATCTCAGTCATTAGTAGCAGAAGAGTATGATATTGAAAATAATAATGCTTTAATAAATGCCATTCCTTCTTATCTTTTAGAAGATCCAGCAAATGCTCAGTATGAATTGTTCATTGAGATGATTGGACAACATTTTGATAATGTATTTTTATATACTCAAGATGTTACAAACAAATACAATAATGATAACCGTTTAAATTACGGTGTATCAAAAGATTTAGTAGCTGATATCTTAAGAGATATGGGTATTAAAATCTATCAAAATAATTTTTCCACAAACGATTTATACTCAGCTTTATTAGGTTTAACACCTTCAGGTAGTCTATATAACTTACCTTATACGACGGGCTCATTACCAACCCCAGCGGGATATGAGTATATAAACACGTATATTACCGCATCATCTACAAGTTCGTTAATACCGACCGAAGACCTAAATGCTGAAATATATAAACGCATATATGCTAATTTACCTTACTTACTTAAGAAAAAAGGTACAGTAGAAGGTTTAAGAGCTTTAATTACTGTTTATGGTATTCCGGATACTATTTTACAAGTAAACGAATTTGGTGGTCAAGATAAAATTATAGAAAATGATTATGATCTTTGGTTTAATCAGTATAATTACGCTTATTACACAAGTGGTTCATCATATATTAGTTCATCCTTTGCTCTTAATTCTGCATGGAATGCAAGCAATAATAGACCCCAAGCAGTAGAATTTAGATTTAGAACAGATGGTTTACCACAAAATACAGCGAGTATTGCTTCTCAAAGTTTATGGGAAACTGATACTTCCGTTAAATTAGTTTTAAAATATACAGGTTCAGGATATAATACCCATCCCGCTACATCAAATAATCCTTCTGGCTCCTCTTATTCTGGATCAATTGCTGATCCATACAATCAATATGCCAAATTAGATTTTATACCTGACCCAACATCTCCTCAATTATCGGCAAGTGTTTATTTACCTTTTTATAATGGAGACTGGTGGTCTGTTTTAGTAAATAAAGTAGGTACAGTTTATACTTTATATGCTAAGGATAAAAATTATAAAGGTGAAGATGGAAATACAATTGGTTTTCAAGCATCATCATCTATTGATCCATTTACAGAAGATCCTTGGAACAATGCTGTAAAATCCTATTTTGGTATTTCATCATCACTAGCCGGAAAATATTTTACAGGTTCATTTCAAGAAATTAGATATTATGTTAATACTTTAGATTCAAGTTCTTTTAATGATTATGTAATGAATCCTTACTCAATAGATAGTAATGGAATTAATACATCACCAACCGATTTAGCCTTTAGAGCGTCTTTAGGAGGTGAATTATATACATCATCAATATCAATCCACCCTAAAGTAACAGGTTCTTGGATTGCTACTTCTTCTTTTACTTCAAATAGTAATTTTTACACAAGCTCAGGAGGAACTTATATTCCAAATACCGAAATATTTTATTTAAATCAATTCCCATCAGGTATTAAAAATCGTGTTTCTAATAAAATTAGACAACAAGCTGAAATTTTACCTTATAGTGGAAGTGAAGAAACTAACTTACCAACAAATCAAGTATTATCTCCATTTATTTCAATACAACAAAGTGTATCTATAAGTGGATCTTATACACCAAATATTGATTATGTTGAGGTAGCATTTTCTCCTCAAAACCAAATTAATAATGATATTGCCGGTCAATTAGGCTACTTTAATATTGGAGAATATATTGGTGATCCAAGATTAGTATCTTCATCTGCTGAATCATATCCTGCTTTAGATGCTATTAGAGATTACTATTTTGAAAAATATACAGGTAATTATAATATTTGGGATTATATAAGACTTATCAAATATTTTGATAACTCTTTATTTAAAATGATTCAGGATTTCACCCCAGCTAGAACAGATTTAGCTTCAGGTATTGTAATTAAACAAACAACTTTAGAGAGAAATAAATATCCTGTTCCACAACCTAATATTACTTCATCAATTGCATGGGTAGGTAGTGGTTCAACAAATATTCCTTATCAAACCGAAAATATAGAAATTACGGGTTCAGCTATACAAATGTATACTATTACTGGTAGTACAGGTGGAACAATGCCTAATTTATTTGGCTTAACCTCTTCACAATATACAGGAAATGGTGTTGTAAATATTACCCAAAGTTGGTCAGGTTCAACCCCCTCATTAAGTGGTTCAGTTCCTTTCATAAATTCAACCCAAGAAGAATTTTATAATGGTGAATTAAGTGGATCTGTAATAACAGTTACTAATGGTGATTTAAGTGATTGTAATGTTGAAATATTACAAATATACCAAACTGCTTCTATAGGAAGTTCTACTTTTGTAATAGACGGAAGTCCTTATTCCCCATGTCTTTACATGGGTGGTAATACTACCACTGCAAAAAATTTAAATAAAATTAATTTTGATGTTGATTCTGATAAAATATATTATATTAGTTTTACATTAGAGACTAATATTAATGATAACCCAGGCTCAATTGTTTGGGAGTTAAGAGATAATATTGGAGTAACACATTTTACTAGTAATGATCTTAACCCTGGGGATTCACAAATTGTAAACCAAATAGAAATAAACAATCCTGTTTTTCCATTATATTTTTGGAATAATGCTGATGTTTATGATCTTATAGCTACAAAAGCATCAAACTTAACTCTTTATGAATCATATATAGAACCAGATTGTTTAGTAATAGTAGGTAATGTTGATGCTCCAAGATCAAATCCTGAATTTTTTGATGTTGATTTTTCTTCAAATGCTATTACAGCTGTAAATGCAAATGTAATAATTAGCGCTTCAAGAGGAACAGGTAGTGCAACACCATCAACAACACCTGCTTCTAATTATACAACAGCTCGTATTGCTAATCCAAGATATAATGGATGTAAAAATACATCCCCTGATTTTAATGTTATTACAGGTAAACAATTACCTTCAGTTGAAAAATATACTTCATATTTTATATACAGCCCTGGAGGACGTGGTAATACATTAGCTGAAAGATCAGGTAGTGGTAATTACCAAATAGGATTTTTAGTAGATGAATTAGGAAATATTACTCAACCTAATAATGATAATACAAGTTCAGCTTATTTACCTAATTTATTAGATGCTTTTGGAGCTGATACTTCTGTAATTTTATCTCCTAATAATAATTATACTTTATCAGGTTCTTCCGAATTTACAATATACAAACCAGCAGTAATATCTAATATAATTTTATATTCTGATACAGGTTCATTAGGTACTAACTATTTAGTAAGTGGTTCTTATTCTAGTTTAAACTTTAATATTGTTCCTGGTTTATATAATCAACCTTTTGCTTTAAATGTTGAAGACAGCACAGTACAATCTATATCTGCTGGAACTACAGAAACTGCTAGTTTTGATACTATTATTGTGGATCAAGCCGGAGGATTTAATCTTACTACTGATGTTTATACTGTTCAAAATACTTCTCCTGTAAGAGCATTTTTTAGTGCTTCATTTAATATTGAGGATGTAGGAGCAGGAACCGGAAGTACCTCAGCATCTGTTCGATTATTTGAAAATAATCAACAAATAGCTATCCAACAAAAAGTAATACCTAGTATGAATGATGAAGATTTTAGTATAACTTCTAGTTTATTCCTTAATTCTGGTTCAGAATATTATGTGACAATACGAGCAAATACAAAAAATGTATTGGTCAATGTAAGTACATGGACAATAGTTCCTATTACTAGTTCTGTAGTAGTAAATACACCCTATTTTACTACAGGTAGCACTACTACTTCTGTATTAACTTCAAGTGCTGCTTTAGGAGTTTTATATGGTTCTTATCAACAAACCCCTATTATTGGTAGTGGATTCGATAATCCTGTAGCTTTATCTTTCCAACAATATGATGAAATTAGATTTGAAGGAAATGAAGCTTTAGTTAGTACTATTGTATCTTCTTCATTTAATCAATCTACTGGAAAATTTCATTTATTTTTACAAGATCCAGTAAACACAACATCTGTGAATGTTAATTATTTTGCTATTAGAAGATGGGTTCCTTCAATAAATAACATAATAATAAACACACCAGGTACAATAATGGGATCAGGATTTATATTTCCTAAATATCCTTCTCCATTACTTAGGAAAAACTTACCATCAATAATTGAAAACTTAACAAACAAAGGATTAGTTTAACATATTTATAATAAAATACACATAAAAAATGGGATATTTAAATAATAGCGTAGTAACAGTAGACGCAATTTTAACAGATACAGGTCGTCAGTTGTTAGCTCAAAATGATGGTTTGTTTAGAATCACTCAATTTGCTTTAGCAGATGATGAAATAGATTATACTTTGTATAATCCAAACCACCCTTCAGGTTCTGCTTATTACGGACAAGCAATTGATAACATGCCTTTATTAGAGGCGTTTCCTCAATCAACACAGGTAATGAAGTATAAACTTACAACTTTACCTCGTGGTACAGCTAAAATGCCTATCTTAGATTTAGGTTATACTTCAATTATAATCAAACAAGGTGCTGCATTAGCAATTACTCCTCAAACATTAAATTATTTTGGAGGAAATACTTATGAAGCTGCTGGTTATACAGCTACAATCTCTGATGTTAGATTATTTTCAACATTTGAAGGTGTAGGTGTTAATTCACCATCCGTAACAGCATTAAATGTAGCTAACCAAACCACTACATTAGGCACTTCAGTATCTAAAACAGTTGTAGGTACTACAATTAATTTAAGAGCAACAACAGTAAACACATTATTTGGATCAAATAATATCTTACAAGCTACATTAACTGTAGTAGGTAGAGATTCAGGTGCTCGCTTAACAATTCCAGTAACAGTAACAAAAGTATCATAAAAAAATAGACTATGTCATTTAACCGATTAGACCCAAGTGATTTTGTAGTTAGCACAGATGCTATTTCATCTACATTATTCTCAAATAATTCACCTTCATTAGCAACTATATTTACTTCTTCAGTGCAAGTAGCAAGTTCGGCAGGTAATTATTATATTAATGCTTATGATTCATCAACTACTGAATCAATCCAGTTTGCTATTGCTTATGGTAATGAAGTAGGTAGTGGTAGTTTAGATTACAACACTGCAGTAGATGGTAAATCTCCAACAGGAACAATTTGGGGCCAATGGCAAGACTTAGTATTAGGTGATGAAAATGCTAAATTTGTATTTGGTACTGTATCTTCATCTGAGTTTTTTGCTTTACCTATGGAAAGAGCAAGATATAAAGACTCATTATTTTTAGGTTCTTTATCATTAACACTTTCAGGTAGTAATGGTGCAATTACTTTAACAGATAATAGTAATTATGTAACAGCTGTTCAATTTTGTGAAGCAGGTAGAGTATTTCAATTAATTACAGGTTCAACTGGTGTTATATCTACAAGTTTAACATATAATACATCCGAGGGGTATTCTAAAAACTCAGGATCTTATGGTTGGTTATTACCTGATATTGGAACTATTTTATTAAACCCAATGGCCTTAGCTGATTATAATGTTAGTGGAGGTATTAGTTTAGGGTATAGTGGTTCATATGCTTGGGGTCCTAAAGTAGTAGTATCAACAGGATCACAAACCCCAGTTACAAGTGCTAATATTTCTTTATATCAAGCTATTAGTCAATCAATGACTAAACTTGGAACAATTGGTGATTTTTATTTAAATGCCCAAGAATCAATCACATCAGATTTTATATTTGTAAGACCTAGAAGTTCAGAATTTAATTATTCAGAAAATCCATCATTCATTTCGGGTTCAACAGGTGAAGTATTATATCCTTCATTTATTAATAACCCACAAACCTATATTACAACTGTAGGATTATATAACGACAACAACGAATTACTAGCAGTAGCTAAACTTTCAAGACCATTGCCTAAAGATTTTACAAAAGAAGCTCTTATTAGGGTTAAGTTAGATTTCTAAAATGAATGAGTGCATACAAACAATTTTTAGCAGCAGACATTACAGTCGTCCCTTTTGAGGTAAATAAGGCATTTTCTTATAAGGGGATTGAATTTGATGCATCTGATGTTAGTATTGATAGGTTCCTAGGAACAAATTTATCAGGTACTTTATTTAATCCTAATACTGACCCTACAACGGGTCAAACTTCTACTCAATATCAACGTTTAGTATATAGTTCTATTCAAGAATTATATTATTCAAATTATTTAAGTTCAAGTTATGGAGATCCTGTACCAACAGCTAGTTTAGTTCCTGGTAATAATGTTGAAGGAGATAGATTTATAGGTACTACACAATCTAGTGGAAGATATTTTAATTATCCCCAAACAACATTAACATTTGAAAAATATTTTCCTACAGGATCAGGTTCACAAATTGGGGTTTTATCTGTTCCTTCACGTTTATACGGTAATTACATTTTGCCTAATTCATTTAAATGGAGTTGCCCAAGTGGTTCAGTTTATGATGATGGAGAAGGTAATTTAATTTTTGATTTAACTGGAAAAATTTGTGGGCAAATATTTTATCCCCACGGTTTAGCTATTATTACAAGTGATAGTGCACCTCAACAAGATACATACGGAACTGCTACTTATGGTGCTTCTTTATATGGTTTATCAGATGCAATTGTTGTAGAAAATTTTGTTACATCATCAAATGTAACTTGTTCATTTTCTTCATCTCTTACTATTTATGAATCACAATATAAATGTACTATTAACGAAAATGAATTTAATTTTACTTTAAATCCAACAGTAATATCAGGTTCAACAGATGGAACTGTTTATAATTTTATAACATCATCTTATTTTGCTCCTTATGTAACAACAGTAGGATTATATGATGAATATCAAAATTTATTAGCAATAGGAAAATTATCTCAACCATTACCAACTTCAGCAACAACAGACACAACAATACTTATTAATATAGATAGATAAAATGGCACTTACATTATCAAAAACAAACATAGCAACTGGTAATACAATTCAGGCCCCTGATGTATCCCAAAGTATAGACGCATTTACAGGAGCAGTAGCTTACGATATTACATTATCAGGTTCACTTCAATTAACAGGAAGTGTAAAATCAAGAGATGGATATACTGGAAGTTTATTTGGTAATGCAACTACTGCAACTACTGCCTCTTTTGTAACACTTGCTCAAACAGCATCATTTGTAACAACGGCACAAACAGCATCATTTGTAATACTTGCTCAAACAGCATCATTTGTAACAACTGCACAAACAGCATCATTTGTTGCTTTAGCTAGATCTGCATCATACGTTGCTCTTGCTATTAATAATGTATCAGTTACTGATGCTATTATTACTTTTACATCATTTAACTCTATATCATCTAGTTTTAATATAAATAACGTTACTCAAAGTATTAGTTCATCAATAGCATCATCTGCAAAAATACTTACGGCGGATAATGTTAGGGTTAGAGCAAGTACTAATCCTCCTTCAACTCCTTATACTATCGATCAAAGTACTCCTGCTATGGTTTATTTAGAGTTTAGTGGTGGTAATATAGGACTTGAATTAAGACAAGGTACATTAGGACAAATAATAACATTTAACCCTTCTAGAATTGAAGATAGTATTCCAACAGCTCAAGTATCTATAACCGGATCTCAAGCAAGTGCTTATGGATATGGAGGTGCTCAAATATTATTTCCTGGAGGAACAAGTTCATTATTAGATTTATTTTCTCCACCATTTCCTCAACCTACTAATTTATATTCATTTTCTCTTCATTATACTACTATTGCCTCTGCTTTAGGATGGTATTTAGTAAATGTTTCAAAAACTTAATAATATAAATTTTTATGAATAATTGGTTATACAACGAAAAAGTTATTGAAAAAATTGAGGATTTTCCTCAAGACGCATTTGGTTTTATATACATTACTACTCACAAACCGAGTGGGATATCGTATATTGGAAAAAAATCGCTATATCACAACGTTAAACGCAAATTAACGAAGAAAGAATTAGCAGAGCAAACCGGCAGAGGCCGTAAACCAACAACCCAAGTAGTACAAAAAGAATCGGATTGGAAGACCTATTATGGTTCAGCCAAACCGATTCTTGAAATTCTAAAGGAAGGTAAACACGATGATTTTATACGTGAAATTATACAAATAGTAAATAATAAAAAATTATTAACCTATTATGAGTGCAAGTACTTGTTTAAATATGGGGTGTTAGAAAATCCTGTTGAGTATTTTAATGATAATATATTAGGTAAGTTTTTTAGAAAAGACTTTATATAAATAATAATTTAACTTAAGCTTGGTTATACCAATTGCTTTTTGTATATTATGGTTATGCTTAATCAATCTCTAGTTGCACTGACTAATTCGGTGTTAGGTTCTGGTAAATCAACGGCAAGAGGTAACTATGCT